GTCTACCGTACCTTCAAGGACGAGATTAAGGTCGTCCTCGATACCGTCATCGCGGCCCTCGAACGGATGCAGGGCGCGTGGGACAACCTATCGCCCACGATGCAGGGCGTCGTCGTCGCTGCCGGAGCGGTCGCGGCCTCGCTCGGGCCCATCCTCGTGGGGCTGTCCGGGATCCTAGCGATCCTGCCGTCCGTCATCTCGGCCCTCGGCGTGCTCGGGAGCGCGGCCCCCTACGTCGCGGCGGTCGCCGCGGCGGGCGCGACCCTGTATGCGAAGTGGGACGAGGTGTCGCGCTTCTTCACCTCCGGGGGCGGGCAAGAGATTTGGCAAGCCCTATCAACAGGGGCTCAGGTAGCGTGGGAGGCGATTAGGGAGATGACGACAGGCGTCATGGACGCGGTGTGGACGATGACGGACGCCGTCGCGCAGGCGTTTGAGGGGAGCGGGGGACTGATTAGCCTGATTGCGGACCGCGTCGTCACGGCGTTCGAGCTACTCGGGCAGGTCGTGACGCCCGTCATGGATCAGGTAACGAACGTCGTCACGTTCGCCGCGAATCAGCTTGCGCGGGCGGTTGAGTTTATCGTCGACATCCTCCGGGGCGACTTCGTCGGGGCGTGGGAGGTCGTCAAGGAGTCCGTCACGGCGTTCGGGCGCTTCTTCGCCCGCTCGCTCGCAAACATGGCCGACGTGTTCTTGTCGTGGGTCGAGCAGATCATTAACACGATCCCGGCGGTCGACGTTGACTTCTCCGGGGCACGCGAGTCGCTGCGCAGCTTTACGGATAACGTAGAGGCGAGCATGAAGGGGGCGCGTAAGACCGTTGAGGGGGCGGAGATCGGGAAGGACGAAAGTGTGTTCGACTTTACGGCGTCGATGCAGGAGATGGATCAGGTGCAGATCGCGTCCGGGGAGATGGCGAACTCCGTTTCCGGGTCAATGTCAGACGCGCTTGATGCGGTCCGGTCGCTCGGCGAAGGGGTCGAGGAGACGAGTACTCTTTTCGACGCGCTCGGGGACAAGGCCGAGGAGGGCGCACAGCGGGCGAAGGAGGCGTTCGAGGAGTTAGAGGTAGCAAACCTTCCCTCCGCGGAGGACGTGCCTACAGGCGACGCAGCAGGCGGACAGGGCGCGGACAGTCAGGAGGACGAAGGGCAGCAGTCCGGGAGCTTCGCGGGAGTCAACCTGGGCCTGCCCGAAAACCTGCCGCAGCGGATTACGGACATGCAAGCGCTGATGCAGGGGGCGATTCAGAAGACGAAGGTATCCGCGGATAAAATGATCGACAAGGTCGGTCAGGGCCTGACGACGCTCATTACGAAGGGGGAGCTATTCGGGAAGGAGGTCAACAGCGTCGGCGATGCCTTTAAGGCCCTCGGCAATACGGTGACGCAAATCATTCAAAAGATGATTGCGCAACTCATCGCGGCCATCGCGAAAGCGCTCCTCTTTAAGGCACTGACCGGAGGGGGCGGCTCCGTCCTCTCCCTTGCCGGAAGCTTCCTCGGCGGGGGTGGCCCCTCGATTGCCGGAAGTAGGGCCGAGGGGGGTACCGTCGATAGCGGCAAGTCGTACGTCGTCGGGGAGCAGGGACCCGAGCTGTTTACGCC